TGGCTGAACCGAAGGCACGAGACGAAGCGCCTTTTAATTAACTGCTCACAGGATAAGCAGTAAAACACCTGTATACTTTTAGCGTGGCTAGGCTCGCTACCGAAAAGCAGATTGAACCCCTGCCTGCCACGCTATCAGGGTTCGCTTCATGCAAGGTTCAACATGAAACAGTGTTTCAAATGCTTAGAGGCAAAACCTCTATCAGAGTTTTATCCCCACAAACGAATGGCTGACGGACATCTAAACAAGTGCAAGTTATGCACTAAAACAGATGTAAAAAACCATAGATTTGGGCCGTATAGAGAAAAAATATTAGCTTATGACAGAAAAAGGTCTAAGACCGATCATAGAAAACAATCATCTGCTATTAGGAACAAAAATGACTATCAAAAATTCAAAAAGAGAAGGCAAGCTAACCAATTGTTGCGTCGAGCAATATTAAAAGGGTTAGTCAAAAAATGGCCGGTTTGTTTTGTGCATTCTTGCAACAAAAGACCGGAAGGGCATCACCCAGATTATTCAAAGCCTTTAGATGTTGTTTGGCTATGCCCTGAACATCATAGACAGGCTCATGCATTGATTTATGACTACTTACAACTCAACAAACAAACCTGATCCAACCAACCCAGACCACTATAAAGGTGCGGTAGAGTGCATCGATGCCATTGCAGTCGCTACGGAAGGACTGCAAGGTGTCGAGGCTTTCTGCACCGGGAACGCTATCAAGTATCTCTGGCGTTGGAAGAAGAAGAACGGCAGAGAGGATCTCGAAAAGGCTCAGTGGTACATCAACCGGCTTTTACGATCATTGTGAGAGCATGGGAACGGACGTCTTCCACCCTCCGTTCCCAGCCCTTACCGAACACATCCCAGGTTTTGAGTTCCTTCAGGAACGCCAGCCGCTTGTCGCAGTACAAGTTTACAAGGTCATTCGGAACCATTGCTTGTGCGACTCGCAGCGTCATCGGCCCGATAACACCGTCAGGCTGCACTCCAACAGACTCCTGAAGCCACTTGGATGCTCTGCCAACCCCTGAGTTGATTGATGCGTCAAACACGCAGTAATCAATCCCTGATGGCAGATCGTCGCCTTTCACCTTGTCCCAATACTTAGTCTTATAGATAGGCGCAACGTCCTCGTGCGTCAGTGCTTTCATATCGTCAACACTGACAGGATGACCGCAAAACTCCTCCCAAACTTTCTGCGTGCAGCCGTGGTTGGTGGCGCCGCCTGGGTCGGACGGGTGGTTAACAAACCCACCTTCGTGATGGAGGACGCGAGTGAGCGAGTCTTTCCAGTTATCAATCATTTCTTCATCAAGTCCTTTGTTTGACTAGAGTTGGACGATCCCAACCAGAAGTTGTACACGCTGGCAGTCTCTCGAGCCAAGACACCCAACAGCAGCATCATTACATCGCTGCCTGTCAGCGTCATATAGCCCAGCGCAGATCCTACAAGCAGGCCAAAGAACCCAGCAACGGTGACGATAGACAGCACAGCAGGGATGCGGCTCCTAGTGGCTACCTGCATCTCTCGTGCCGACTTCGTGTTCTCGACGTTTAACTCAAACAGCTTTGTCTGCTGAGCCATCTTCGCCAGTTCACCGTCCTGCTCTAGCTTTGCAAGCTCCCGTTTGGCAGCTTCAGCAGCAGCAGGGTCAGGCAAGACTCGATCAAGAATCTTGCCGCCAATGTCAAGGAGTGGGCCGAGTGGAAGCATCATCTTTTTCCTTTGAAATCATATTAGCCGCAGCATAGGCACCCTTCCTGCCTACCAACCCGCCGACAGCACCGATACACAACAGCATGATGTCTTTCAGGATCGCAAGGAACTGCTGGTCGATAGGGCTGATGCGCTCGAGGTCATGCTCAACGAACATCACCGCATAGAGAATAGCTGCAACACTGCCGAACAGAATAAAGTTTAGCGTCAGCACCACCACCGACCACGTTCTGACTTCAATCTGTTCTGTGTTCATCGGCTTATCCCTGCAAGCGTTGCCATCAGCACTACAACAAAGAACATAAAGCCAACAAAATACTTCATTGGTTTGCTTGGTACCAAGACCAGATGTAAGCGGCAGAATGGTAGAAGATGATGCCACCGATCCCTAACACTACAGCCAGAAGCATTCGCTCCTTCCGCTGCTTAAGACGTAGCTCGGCATCTTCCTCGGCCTTCTTCTTTGCCGCCAACTCAGCAGATTTCCGCTTCTGGATGATAGCGTTGCGCTCCCGTTGAATCTCGTCCCAAATGTCAGACTGTCCTGACCAGATGAGGTACTGCTTCAACTCATCGGTCATGTCGCGGATTTTCTTCGCAGCAATGACGGACTCGAGAGCCTCTGACATTGCAGACTTTTGCTTTTCCTCCGGCAGCTTTGCTCGTTCATCTGTTGACGCTTTCTGGATCTGATCCTGCGCGTCGAATAGTTGCATGAACTCGCCCAGGCACTCTTTTGCGTCCTTGCCGACCTGTATGGCTTGTTTGATTCCTGCGACCGCAGCCTGTGCAGCAGCAAGTGCGACCGCGATCTCTACCATCTCACACCTTCATTACAAGCCCAAGCAGTAAAGCAATGATGAACGCAGCAGTCCCAATTAGTATCTGCTCAAGACGCTTCAGACGAGCGTTGATGCCCTCATAGCGGACAGCGCAAACTTGTTCATGAGTCATTAGCTTAGCCTCGACTTCGTTTGCGGTTGTCATGTCTTGATGATGAAGTAAACACCCAGATAGGGCGGTAGATTAGCATTCGTCCCAGATGATCCGGTTGTGCTGTTGCTAACGGTTATGCCAGTGGTTGCAGACTGTGTTTGACTCCCAGCAGTATTACCAGATGCAGTGGACCCGTAGTTTGGCCCAGCGTCAATACTCTGAAATCCAATTAGGTGAACGTGACCGGGATCAGTAACCGTTGCAGTGTGCGTGTGGCTGACAACGATTGCGTCTTTGCTACCACCAGTTGAGTTAGCACTGTACGTCGTGCCAGCACCGACAGGGAAGCGATCTCGGAAGTCTGGCAGGTTGAACGTAGTAGACCCGTCACCCGATCCAAATGCCGTACCGACTACCGCAAACAGCGCCGAATAGGTAGACCGCGACACAGCAGAGCCGTTACAGAGCAGATACCCTGACGGTGCAGAGGCAGTCCCCCACATCACCATGCCACCAGTCGGGACGTAGTTAGGCGCAGACGATACCCACCCACTACCGTCAGAGGTTAGGACGTTCCCTGACGTACCAGATGACGATAGGCCAGTCCCGCCGCCAGCGGCTAGTAGTTGGTTCGATGCTTGATTGCCAGCTTGGAAGTCTTTTAGCTGCGACATCAACTCGCGGATGGCATTGTTGATGTTTGCCGGAGGACAGTTCTCAGCGATATTGATGTTGTCAATATCAGTGTTGTTGTCTGGATTGGTGTCGAACTCGCTGATTTTTACTTTTGCCATTATTCCACCTCAACCTGCGGAGCCAACAATCCACGGCCAGCAGCAGGAATGTTGAACATTGTAGGCTCGCCACGTTGAAGCGGTCTACCCATCAAAATCTGGTTGATTAAATCATCAACCTGTCGTTGCATCATTTGTTCTGACGCTCTACGAGCAGCCAACCCAGTAACAGGCAATGCCACAGCAGCAGCAGGCCCCCCGACAACGTAACCAGTACCAGCAGACAATGGTGCAGCGATAACACTCGTCGGAGAAAACTTCCCAACAATTCTTAAGATGTTTTGAATGTTTCCTCCACGAGCAATCTGCCTAATTTCCGCTTGCTCGTCAGCAGTGAATTGCCGCATCCGGGTGTCATTGTTTGCTAGTCTGCGAAACTCTCCGCGCAATGCGTTTTCATAGCCTGATTGTGTATATACACTGCCGCCAGTGGTCTGTGCGCGATCTACCATCTGCTCGAACACATCTGCCTTTGCGTTGCGACTCCACAAATTCCTAGCAGTGCGAAGTTCGCCAATCCCAGTTTGATTACCAGCAACAAGGTCAGGAGCGCCTAGATTGTTTACATACCTATCAATTTGACCAACAATAATCCGTCCTAGCCTACGTTCATCTCGTTCATTTGATGCCGCCGCACCAGACGCAACACGGCGAAGGATTTCAAGCTCATCCAAAGTCCGCGGTTGCTGTCCTTCTTGTTGCAGTCTATTCAATACCGCTGCAACACGAGGATGCAAACCAGCATCAAACCCAGCATTTGTTACTTGCTGGGTGATGCCTTGCACAGCATTCTGCAAACTATTAGGCGAAACAATCACACCGGCTTGCGTTGCTCGATTATATGCGTTTTGCGATTCTGTACGAACAGCGGCACGAGTCGGGGCAACCTCTTGCTCGCCCCTTCTGGCGCCAACAGCACCTCCAGTCAGCATACTGGCAATCATTCCGGCGACTGGCGACTCCGTAACCTCGCCAACTGCTTCACCAACAGGAGCGGCGACCCCACCGGCAACAATCTGTGCGGACGGTTGAGCAGCAGCAACTCGAGCAACCTCTCGGCCTGTAGGAGTGAGCGCAGTGGTTGCAAGCCTTGCAGCACCAGGGATCTGTGCAATTGGAGCCGCAACACCACCGCCAGCAGCTTGAATCATTTGCTCAGGCAATGTCTCAGCTTTTGGCAAACCAATCATCGTCCCAAGCGACTCAATACCCTGCATTGGCGTTGGAATTTGATATTTCTGCGGGGCAATCATGTTGTAAAGCTGCGTAAGTGCCTCAGCCGCAGGAACAGCAAGACTTCCAGCAAGCATACCGGGAGGGCCAAACGGAGCACCAATTGCTGCACCAGCAGCAATTGGCAATGCTCCTCGCGCTGCAAGACCAGGAATGCGACCTGCACGTTCTAGCGTTGGCCTGCCAGCAGTTGCTGCGTCAAGGATTTCTGTTGGAGACGCCCCGGTTTTAATTGACTCTGTAACTTTTGACGATAGGTTGTTGTCGGTAATGAACTGAACAATTTCAGCGTCTGAGTAACCTTGAGACCGAGCAGAGGAAATCTTTTCTGACAGACTAGCCATGATTACCTCCAAATTTCACGCAAAGACCTACGTTTCTCAGGTTCAACAACAACTCTTGTCTCAAACACTGTGCTTAGCGTTCTGTTTGGGCCGAAATCAGTTTCATACGAATTACGCAGCAACCCTAGACTCTCGTCTGACACAACAATAAGTTGCCTAAGTTGTTCTCGGATAGCGTCAAAACTTTGCGACTGGCTGAGGTTCGCTTGAATATTTTCAAACCTAGCACCCTCTCGTTCTGTTACACCGCCAACCCCTGCGCCCGATGGAGATGCGTTCTTAAGTGCTTGCAACCCAGCCGTAAAAGACCGATTACGGAGATTTTCAAGTTGAGCAGCAGCGTCAGCAGCCGCCGAACCTTTGACTGCTGCCATCATTTCGCCACCCAAACCGACCGCTTGTCTCAACCCTTGCTCATTGTTAAGCAGTTTTTGAGCGGTATCACGCAAATCTCTAATGTCTCGGACAGATTGAACCGTAGCACCCAACACTTTTGGCTGAGCGGCTTTGAGTTCATTCCTAAATTTAAGCGGAACACTCAGGTTGCTTACGGAAGGGTTATCAACACTTGCTTGAACAAATGCAGGCTCGCCAGCAACTGGTTGTGCCACTGCTGACGGTACAGGCTGAGCCACCGCAGGAGCAGCTTGAGCAGAAGCGGCAACTTGAGCAGGAGCGCCGCCCAATACTCTACGTCCAAGTGAACGAATCTCTCCGGTAAGGTCTTGCCCAGTTTCTGCTTTGATTGCTTCAGCTTTCAGTGCCAAATCCATCAATTGTGCTGGACTAGGTTGCTGTTGGAAATTAAACGCTTCTGACAATTGTTCAGGGCTGAGATTTGTGGTCTTGCCAAAATTGACTTGGGCGTAAATCAACCCAGAGTCAGCCAACTTCGGCGCAGTAGAAGCAGTCCACACAACCTTTGGCTCGGCCCTGCCAGTTGGATCGACTTGAATGACAGTCCCATCAGGAAGTTTTTCAAATTTAAACTTTCCTGCGCCAGCGGCAATTTCTTGCAATGCGCCAGTCGGAGTACGCTCAAACAACCGTTCTTCGGCGCCGAGTTTGATTTGTTCTGGAGCAGTAAATTTGCGGAATGTTTCTAGTGCAGGCAAGATTTTAGCGGCAACACTAGGAGCGCGAGTCAACAAGGCTTGCAGAACATTGGGGTCGATCTGCGGTTGACCCGTTTGCATAGCAGCGCCAGGAAGTAGGTTGCCTTCATCATCCCGCATCGGGAATGCAGTGCGCTCACCGTAAATGGTAGGAGCCTGCGCTCCGGCACGAAGGATCTGCGGCATCAACGATCTTGCTGCTTCTTGCTCTTGCAATGCTCGTTGCTGCTCTGCCAATTGTTGAGCAATCTGCTGCTCTTGCAACCTCTGCATATAGACGTTCTGCGCCATCTGCTGACCAGTCGCCAACCCTTGCGCGATACCAGCACCGAGACTCGGCCTAGTGGTAGACGGGGCTGCGGCTTGCAACAAACCCATGCCGATGCCTAGCAAACCCTGTCGCTGGGCTTGCTGCTGAAGCAGATTGGCCTGCTCTTGACCTAGCAGACCGGGGAAGTAGGACGGTGCTTGCGGGAACAACTGAGCGAGAATTTCATCCATGTCACAACAGCGAAAGTCGCCGCCTCTCAGTAAGTTTAGGTTCCAACAAACTAGCAAGACCACCGTAGTTGACTGCCTGGGGCTGTCCTCTGCGGATCCCTGGCGCTTGCATCCCGGCTCGAGGCTGAGCCTGACCCAGCATATTCATCGCCGACATCCCCTGCATCGGGTTAAATCTTGCAGCCATCGGAGATGAGCCAGCAACTGCGGAAACACCAGGAATGTCACTTCCAAGAGATGCTCGAGCAATCGCATCGTAGTCAAACATGGGTGACTGGATGATTGGCTCAACCTGATAGCCTGCCATCGGCACCTGACCAGCCGCTTGTGCTTGAGTCAAGTAATCCGACAGCACAGGGGCAACGTCCGGCCTTGCCAGAGAGAAAGCACCCTCTGCCGCACCTGCTTCTGCCGCCCCTAGCGCACCGGCTTCCGCTGCTCCCGCCGCACCCGCTCCACCCAACAGAGCACCAGCACCGCCGCCTAGCGCAGCACCCATCATGGCACCCTTCATCGGGTCATCCCTGTTGAGCGCAGCGCCAGCGACTGCACCCATTATGATCGGCTCCATTCCACTCATGGTCGGCTCCCAAATCCACCCAACAGACCACCAGCAGCAGCACCAGCGCCACCGTACCCCTGCGGAGCACCGAGAGCGTAACCAGCAGCAGCGCCGCCCAAAGCGCCTAGCAACGGATTACCGATTACCGGCTGAGTCGCCATCATCCCTGACGGAGCGCCATACACAGACCCAAGGAAGCTCTGCAAGGCTTGATAGGGTGCCAGTTGACCGTAATTGAATCGAGCAATGTCTGCTGCCATCTGTCGCTGCTGATAGTCCTCCGACATCGCTCCGACATTGGCAAGCCTCTGGATGTCACCGTACTGAGTCTCCGCCATCGCAGGCGCACGAGTGGCTGCGGCTTCTTGCAAACCTCGCTCACGAGCGTAATTCTCGAAAGCAAGTTTCCCGGCAATATCCGACAGACCCGTTGCGAGCGCACCCTCTGCTCGACCCTCTAACTGACCCATCGCACCTGAACCATACCGGCCAGCAGATGAAGCAGCAGACCTCGCGCGGCTGATGGCATCCATGTACGTCTGTTCAAGCGGTCGTGCAGCGG